AAGAGAATGAAAGACAAGATGGAGGGAGCAACACTAATCTTCTTGATGTTGACTACCTTGAGTTTGATGATTTAGAAGTAGATTACTTAGCAACAGACGAATTAGAATTTACTGAACTTGACATTAACTATCTTGATGTAAATTTTCTTGAAGACTTGTTAAACATCATAGAGGATGTAAACGAGCTAGACCAAACTTCAACACTTTTAAAGTCTGATGTAGACTTGAAGGGTACACAAATTGGTTACGATAGTGAGACACAGATAAATACTTTTATGACTGACAACGTCATAACATTCTACAAAGCTTTAGAAGATACTATCAAATTAGATTTAGATAAATCAAATGCTTACACTATTGTAATGATACAGAACGGTAAGAGTACACAGATAGTTGTCAATGGTGGTGGTAACTCTAGTATAACTATAACGCAAGGAGACTAACATGAAGTGGGCAATTACCTTATTAACTCTATTAACTTTGCCTCTCCTCTTCAATAGTGTACCATTAGAAGTACTAAGACTCAAAACCTTTGATGCTCTAATACAAGAACAAAGTCCAACCGGATACTTTACAATCCTTAATATTGACGAACAATTCCTAGATGACCAAGGTGGATATCCTCTGCCTAGAGAAACACTTGCAAAGATTCATAACGATATAATAAATGCTGGTGCTTTAGGTGTTGGTTGGGTTATGTTATTCCCACATGCAGATAGACTAGGTGGAGATGATGCATTCTCTAAAGCTTTACAAAGCTCTCCAAGTGTCATAGCTATGCCAGAAGTAAACAACAATAACTATCCAAAGACAGTTGGTACAGTTATCAAAGGACCAATAGTATCTTTACCAAAAGCTCAAGGCTTTTTAGAGAACATAGATGTATTAAAAGAATCAGCTAATCAAGGTGCTATCTCTGCACCAGTAGATGTAGATAACTTAGTAAGGCGTATACCTTTACTACAACAAACTAATAATGGGTGGGTCGCTTCGTTTGGAACGGAAGTTTTAAAAATACTAGGAGGTGGTCGAACTTATCAGATTGTCACAAATCTGAATGGAATAGAACAGGTTAGAGTGAGAGGCATTCCACCCATTGCCACAGATAGTCTTGGTCGTAAATGGATTAGTTGGGTTGATACACCACAGACTACACTAGAAGAACTAGATGTAGCTAACAAGTTTGTGTTCGTAGGATTCACAGCTAAAGGAATATCTCCACAACTTGCAACACCTGTAGGGTTATTAGAACCTCATAAGATACAAGCAGCTCTGTCAGAAAGTATGTTGATGGATACTCCTTACATACCAGACTATAGATTGTTTGTTGAGCTATTGTTATTGGTACTGTCAGGGCTACTCACAGCTCTTGCAATCAATTATCTTGGTATCACTAAGGGTGTTCTATCCTTTTTAAGTTTGTTCTCTCTCATGGGATATATGGAGTATCACTTTGTAAGCTCTAATATCTTGATAGACTTTACATGGAGCATGATAAGTATGACACTTATTGCTACCCTACAATTCTATCTAAACTTTAGAACACAATTCAAACTTAGACAGCTTATAAAGAAACAGTTTGAACATTACCTTGACCCAAGACAAGTCAAACAACTCCAAGACAATCCGGAGCTTCTGAAGTTAGGCGGAGATAGAAGACGTTGTACGTTTTTATTTACAGACGTTAGAGGCTTTACAAGTTTGTCAGAGACTTTAGAACCTGAACAAGTTACAGAGATAATGAATAAGGCACTAACCATACAAGCTAATGCAGTTAAAGAGTATGGTGGTATGGTAGACAAATACATTGGAGATGCAATGATGGCTATCTTCAATGCACCTATAGACCTAGAACAACACGAAACCAAAGCAATTCAAACAGCCTTGAAAATAAAACAAGATATGGCTGAAGCCGATTTAGGAATAGAGATAGGTATAGGGATAAATACAGGAGAGGCGGTAATAGGTAATATGGGAAGTGATACAAGGTTTGATTACTCTGCAATTGGAGATGCTGTAAATTTAGCAGCAAGGTTAGAAAGCTCTACTAAAGAAGTAGGAGAGGATATAGTAATTGGGTACACCACAGCTATGAACTCTGATATACCCACTAGGTATCTAGACCCTATAAAAGTAAAGGGTAAGAAAGATGATATTATTATTTACACTACTTTAGAACATTAAGTTCTCTCTGAAAATAATCATGTAGGTTTTCTAGTTTAGCTTTACCATTCCTAATAATAGTTTTCATTAATGGTCTATCATCAATAGGAAATACTTCATCAACCATATTCTCCGGAAGCATACTAAACTCTGTCATTATTTTATTATCTCTTGTTAAGATAATTTTGAAACTAACTAGGTTAGCTTCGTCCTTATTAATCATGGGACTCCTCTAAATTTGTAAATTTAATATTGTCCTGTCTACCTCTCAACCCTGCCTTCATATAGGTAGTAGCCCTACCTTCAAAGAAGTTCTGGTGTTCTACACCTGTCACTTCATCAATCCAACCAAGTGGATTTTCTCTTTGGTCATAGTTTGTTTTAAGACCAAGTTGTAATAGTCTTCTATCTGCTATGTATCTATTGTAAGCATACATATCTTTTTTAGTTAGTCCTTTAATATCTCCCATATCAAATACTAAATCTAAAAACTTATCTTCAAGCTCTACCATATGTCTACATATCTGATATAACTCTGCTTTAAAATCATCTGTCCATATTTCTATGTTCTCTTTAATAAACTCTCTAAACAATTTAGTCATAGCTTCAACGTGCATAGACTCATCACGTATAGAGTAAGTAACTATCTGTCCCATACCTTTCATCTTACCGAACCTTGGGAAGTTTAAAAGAATAGCAAAGCTACTGAACAACTGTAGTCCTTCTGTAAAAGCTGAGTAGACTGCTAAAGTTTTTGCAATGCTTTCTTTCTTAGCTTTAGAAGGTTTAAAGTTACCAACATAATCATGCTTGTCTGACATCTCTTCATACTCTGCAAAAGCTTTGTACTCTATCTCAGGCATTCCAACTGTATCAAGTAACAAGCTGTAAGCATGTTGATGTATTGATTCCATGTTTGCAAAAGAACCCATCATCATTCTAGCTTCTGGCTTTTTAAAGATAGGCATGTACTTATCTACATAACCTGCACCTACATCTACATCAGACTGTGTAAACAATCTAAATATTTGTGTAAGTAAATTCTTTTCTATACTTGAAAGTTCCTGCCAATCTTTGACATCTGTATGTAGTGGTACAGATTCAGGCATCCAGTGCATTTGATTCTGTAGTACATAGTAGTCAAACATCCATGGATATTCAAATGGTTTGTAGTAATCTCTCGTTGTTAATAAGCTCATAATTATCCCTCACATGCGATACATTCTGTATCTTCTAAATTTATTCTTGGTACTTTAACATTTACATTCTCTACTGTACGAGCAGCATTAGAACGGAAATAGTAAAGCGATTTAAGTTTGTTCATACCATACCAGTGAACATCATTTACGTACTGCATGTATTCATCATGTACTTCTTGAGGTTCTGTTGCCTTTGGTAAAGTAAAGAACAGGTTGACTGATTGTGCTTGACACACAAACTGTTGTCTTTGATGTGCATGTTCTACTATCCATATTTGGTTTAGTTCATTTGCAGTTTTAAATATTTCTTTTTCATCATCAGTAAGAATATCTAAGTGCTGTACTGAACCATCACTACCAGATATATCTTTCCAAATGTTTTCTAACTCTTGTGCTTTTAATCCTTTAGACTTTAAAATCTTTTCTAGATATTTATTCTTAACTTGATAACTTCCGGATAAAGTTTTGTGAGTATAGCAGTTAGCCCTGTAAGGCTCAATACTAGGAGAAGTCCCACTACAGATGATACCGCTACTAGCGTTAGGAGCAATAGCAAGAAGATTAGCATTACGCTTACCACTACCATGGATGTCAGGAGCTTCGCCCCTCTCAATAGCCAACTCTCTAGTTGCTTCTTTCGCTTTTCCTTTAATGTAAGTGAATGCCTTAAAGTTAAACCCAGATGCGTAAATACCCTCGAAAGGTAATCCCCTAGACTGAAGATAAGCGTGGAAACCCATAGCACCAAGACCGAGACTCCTTTCTCTATACGCTGAGTAGGCACTTTTGGTAAAGCCTTCTTTACCTTCTTTAACATATTTTTGAAAGCGTTTAAAATTCGCACTGTATTCTCCTAACTGTGTTGTGTCTATTGCATTGTCAATGTAGTGCTGAAGTATATTGTCAAGCATGGTTATTAAATCTTGTATAAAGTTATCATCCTTTGACCAAGTATCAAAGTGTTCTAAGTTTACAGAAGACAAACAACATACTGCTGTTCGTTCTTCATTAGTAGGTAAAGTAATTTCTGAACATAGATTACTTTGTCTAATTTTTAATCCTAAATCTTTTTGTTGTTTAGAAAGAGCTTCGTTACACTTATCAATGTTTACCATGTAAGGTTCGCCTGTCTCTGCTCTAGCATTTATTATCTGCCACCATAAATCTCTAGCGTTAATAGTCTTAACAGCTTCATTAGTTTTAGGGTCAATCAATCTCCAGTCTTCATCTAACTCTACAGCTTTAAGGAAAGCATTAGTAATGTTGATACCGTTATGAAGATTAAGATTCTTTCTGTTTATATCTCCACCAGATTCTTTTCTCATGTTTATAAACTCTTCAATCTCTGGATGACTGATGTCCATGTAAGCCGCATAAGAACCACGTCTTGTTGTACCTTGGTTAAAGGCTAACATCTGTGAATCAACTACATGCATGAAAGGAATTGAACCAGTAGAACGACTGCCATGAGTAGTAGAAATACCATTACTTCTAATATCTCCCCAATATCCACCGATACCACCACCCGAACTTGCCAACCATATGTTCTCATCATAATGAGCTGATAGACCACCCCTACTATCAGGAACATAATTAAGGAAGCAACTGATAGGAAGCCCACGAGTAGTTCCCCCGTTGCTAAGTATAGGAGTGCTAAACATGAACCAACGAGAGGAACTGTAGTCATAAAGTCTTTGAGCCAATTCAAAATCCGTATCGCCTTTAAAAGTTGCTCCAAAGACCGAGGCTCTTGCGAATGCTTCTTGGGCATGTGTTTCTCCTTCCCAAAGATATCTATCCTTGAGTGTGTCTAAACTAAATCTATCAAATGTTTTTTCTCTATCATAATCTATCTCTATGCCTAGGTAAGGTTTCTTTCCTATCTTATCTTCAACCATTATCTTGTTCCTTGTTGTTTACGTATATTGCTATTATAGCATAGTGTATTATTTTATATAGGTCTAAATTATTTTTACCATCCTTTTTACCAAACCTCATAGCATACTTCATAATGTTTCCAAGACAGAATCCTTCTCCATATCCTGAATCAATTATCATATCTGTTGCTTGATACTTACCATTAGCATAGTGTTGGTCATACGTATTACCTACGTAAGCTTTTAATTCGTTTAATATTTTATCTTCGTTAAATTTATAATTCACTTTTCCATTCCTCCGGTAATGTCTCTTCACTATACCATGTAAAATTATTTGTCTCTGCCCATTCAGCATGAGTTCTTTTTGTTTTATCTTTCCTTACTTTAGCACCAGGCATAGGAGAGAAAGGCTTCTGAAATAAGAAGACTAACTCATAGTCATTAGGGATAGCTTCTCTTATATGTATGTACTTACTATACTCTGCATAGTCCCAGAACCTACCTTTAGCTTCTAGTAAAATTGTTTTACCATCTATAACCTTTACAAAGTCAGGTTCGTATTTATGTTTAACAACATAGTTAATGTTATCCCAATGATGTTTCCATTCTTGTAGTACAGTCTCATGTAGCGTTGCTTCCCATAAACTGTCATATCCTTTAGGTACATTTACTTTCTTTGGTCTAGGTTTTCTAGGTACTCTTTTAGGCATCTAACTCTTCCAAATGAAAATTAGGATTTTGTTTTACTTTCTTATAGAACCATCTAAGACTATAAGCACTTAACATAAATCTATTGTTAGCAAAGATATGTGTTTGCTCTGGTAGAAACTCATGTAAGTTTTTCTTAGTAATCTTACTAGCGTCTTCTCCTTCTGGAGTCATGCTTTGAATCCATCCTATAAGTAATCCTTCAGCTTTACGTCTTAATAGTTTTGATTTCTTACCACTCATATTTGTGTTACCTCTATAACATTAGGAACTTTAGGTACTTGAGTTAAGTATCTATACCCTGTTGAATATTTAAATACTCTTAACCCTTTACC